GGCTTCGCACGGAATTAACCGATGCGGAGCTTGTGCATTTTGCTGCTTACTACGAAATCAAGAGAGAGGAAGAAGAAAAAGCAATGGATCGTGCAAAAGCTGGTCGTCGTTAAGATGTTGGTATCGCTTGTGTAAGCCGTGGCAGTATCCAACGTTGAGCTGATTGTCAATGCGGTCAAGGCAATCAATCCACTGCGGAAAGTTCAGCAAGAAAGCAAAAAGGTTGAGCAGCTAATGGCACGCACGCAGCGTGCAATGGATAAACTTGGCAAGGTAGGCAAACAGGCAGGCGAAAAACTGCGAAATGCGTTTCAACGTGCCGCTGCTAGTGCGGCAGAATTAAACAAAAAATTATCCAGTGTCGGCGGTGTAATAGCAGGTCTTGGCGTTGCTGAGTTGACGCGGCGAATGATAGGTCAGGCAGCGAGCTTTCAGCAAACACAAATGCGCCTTAAAGTTTTATCTGAGGAATATGGAGAATTCTCTGAGATCCAAAAATTGGTAAGAAAAAACGCTAAAACATTCAATCAATCATTAGCGGAGTCAAGCAGTAATTTTGCCGATGTCTTTGCAAGATTGAGGCCATTAGGAATTGAACTATCCAAGATTCAAACGGTTTACGAAGGTTTTAATGCTGTTGCGCTAGCCAGTGGTACGTCCGCAGAAGCTGCCTCTAGTGCATTTCTTCAGTTGTCTCAAGCACTTGGCAGCGGACGGTTGCAAGGCGATGAATTTAGATCCGTTTCCGAACAAGTGCCAGGCATTTTAAAACTGGTGGCAGATGAGATGGGCGTCACTGTTGATCAACTTAAACAACTCGGCAGTGAAGGAAAGATTACTTCAGATATTTTAATAAATGCGCTCGCCGTAGGATTTGAAAAAAATAAAGACAAAATCAAAGAACTGCTAAACTTGTCACCAGCGCAAAAATTCAAGGAATTTAACAATGCAATCAGTGAATTAAATACAACAATTGGAAGTGAATTATTGCCTACGGTCACACCGTTCGTCAACCTTCTTACAGAAATAGCGAAGATATTTGGCAGAATGCCTGGTTTCGTTAAGACAACCGCTTCAGCCTTCTTGGGTTTAGGTGCTGCGTTCATTAGTGCATCGGCAGGCGCAAAGCTGCTTGGTATTGAAATGACAAAAGCTGGATTATTTAAACTTGCGGCTTTAGCAGGAAAAGTTACTTTATTAGCCGCTCCTTTTTTAGGTCTTGCGGCTGCATTTGAAGACGCACAACGTCGCAAAAAGCAATTAGACGAAGCCCTAGAGTCAGACTCATTAAATGAAGTTCAAAACCAGCTCAACCAATCTGTCAAAGAACTTAATGGTCTTATTGATGGCTTGCGAATTGTAGAGTCATCACCATATTTTAAAGGGCAAACCGCTGAGGTCAATCGGCTCAAAACAGAAATCGAAAAGGCAGCAGAGCAGGTAGATCTACTAACTAAACGGAGAGATCTAATTGTTGATCTAAAACTTAATGTTCCGTTCCCTGACTTTGATAAAATAGGAGCAGGGTTTAGCGAAGAACTCAAAAAAGAACTTGAAAAACTCGGCTTAGATTACACACCAGGAAAAGAAGTAAAACCAATCGGAAAGAAAGGAGGCGAGAGTCAAGCGGCAAGGGAAGAAAAAGAGCGCCTTTCGTTTTTAGAAAAAATTAACGCTGAAATCAATCGTATTAACGAGGCGGAATTAGCTGGTTTTGAAGCCGGTCGTCAAATTGTTGAACAGATTGATGCGCGAGGTGCTGCTGAAATTAAAGCAGGAGAGGCAAATTTAGCATTACTGCAAGCCAAGATTGACGGGCGACTAGAAGAAGAACAGCTTGCTCAAAAAATTAAGGCTATTGAAGAAAGCAACCTTAACGATGTTCAAAAGAAAAAACAGATTGCAATCGCAAATCAAACGGCAGCCCTTAAAAAACAATATCAAGCGGCAGAAAAATTAGATCAAGTTTATGAGTCAATCGGCAGCGCAGTGTCTAACGGCATCGTGAATGCGCTAACTGCTGCTGTTGAAGGTACGAAGTCACTGGCAGATGTAGCCTCGCAAACACTTAGACAAGTCGCCAACATTCTGCTGCAGTTTGGCGTCAACACTGCGCTAGGAGGTATTCCTGGCCTTGGCAATTTCTTCGGTGGCGGAAGAGCATCTGGTGGCACCGTAACTGGTGGACGTTCTTACATGGTTGGTGAAAAAGGTCCTGAACTCTTCACGCCTGGTCGCACTGGCAGCATTGCGCCATCAGGCAGCTTTGGCGAGACTAACGTGGTTGTGAACGTCGATGCTTCTGGAACGCAGGCACAAGGCAACGAGCCAAACGCTAAAGCACTGGGTGCTGCAATCGGTGCAGCAGTACAAGCTGAGCTTGTCAAGCAAAAACGTCCTGGAGGCTTACTGAGCTAATGGCAACCTTTCCATCAATAAACCCAACCTATGGCGTACAAAAGCGCAGTGCGCCTCGCGTGCGTGCGATTCAGTTTGGTAGTGGCTACCAGCAGCGTGCGCAGTTTGGGATACAGCAGAACCCAAAGGTCTATGACCTGACCTTTGAAGTGTCAGAGACTGACGCTGACACAATCGAAGCATTTCTGGATGCACGCGCTGCAGTTGAAAGTTTTAATTTTACACCGCCAGGCGAAGGCAGCAGCAGCAAGTTCATTTGTCGTGAATGGTCGAAGTCAATTCCGTATTTGAACCGGGCTACTGTTACGGCTACGTTTGAGCAAGTCTTCGAGACCTGATGGCTTATCCGTATTACAACGTTGACGGCACCAAGTCGATTCACGCTTGGCAAGCGGATAGAGAGTATGCGATTGGCGATGTAGTTCGTGCTAATCCATCAAAGGGCAACACACTTGCCTTTAAGTGCATTGAATTACGTGCTGTCGCCCCTGGCGAGAAACCTAAATCAGATACTGAAGAATTTTATGCAACCTTTCCTGAAAACGAGCCATCGTTTCCATTCAAAATTGCGACTGAACTGCAAGACAACGATATCACGTGGTTGTCGTTTGAGCCGTTAGCAGAAGAGCTGCTGCGCCTTGCGCCAACTGCAATTATTGACCTGTTTGAGATCCAGCTGACTGAAGCTGTTAATGGTGTAAATGATATTTTGCATTATCACGCTGGCAAAAACGGGCTGACGGAAGACATCAAGTTTGGCGGTCAAACCTACCCTGCGGTTCCTGTAGAGATCGACGGTTTTGAATTTTCCGCTAAAGGCACGCTGCCACGTCCAACGCTTCGAGTCGCCAACGTTAATAATGCAATTACTAGCTTGATGCTGCTATACAACCCACTGGCGGCAGAAGTCAGACGCATCCGCACATTTGCCAAGTTTATTGACACAACAAACTTCAATGAGGATGTTGGGTTTACTCGCGAGTCGGATGTAGAAGATTTTTTGATTACGCAAGATGGGGACACCTTGATCGAGGAGACATTTAACGACACTGCTGATCCTGATGCCAAAATTGTTGAGACATGGTACATCGACAGGGTTTCCTCAGAGAATCCTCAGTTTGTAGAGTTTGAGTTAGCGCCAAAGCTTGATCTGACAAATTTAGCTTTACCTCGCAGAACTATTGAAGAGTTTTGCCCGTGGACGTATCGTGGTGGCAGGGAGTGCCCTTATGTTGGTGACGATTGTTTTACGATTGATGATCAGCGAATAACTGGTGGCACACTAGAGGAAAGAAAAGCTGCAGACGTTTGCGGCAAAAGACTATCTAGTTGTCAGGCGAGATTCCCTGACAAGGACAAGCTACCTTTCGGAGGATTCTATGGCGCAAGACTTCAAGCGTGAAGCCGAAAGGCACGCGCACGCTAAATCGCCTGAGGAGTCATGCGGTTTGGTTGTCAATGACAGCTATTTCCCATGCCGCAATATTGCGCCAAAGCCTAGAGAGAACTTTGTGATTGATCCTGTTGACTATGCACGAGCTATGTACTTCGGCCCAATCGAAGGTGTAGTTCATTCGCACCCAAAAGGTACGCCTATTAGCGATCATGACCGTAATGCTTGCAAGCAAACTAAACTGCCTTGGTACATCTACTCTGTGCCTGACCAACAATGGCTGACTATCGATCCTTAATCGGTCAGCAATGGGAATATGGCAAACAAGATTGTTACACACTGGTGCGGCAATACTATGAGTTGATCGGCGTCAAGTTGCCAGACTTTCCGCGACCTGAGGATCTTGGTACGACAGATAGCATTTTCTTGCGTTACGCAAAGTCACTTAAATTTAAACCTGTCGCGTTAGACGATCGACAGAAGAGCGATCTGTTGGTGATGCGCCTTGGCACGAGAACACCAATGCACGGTGCGATTTATGTAGGCGATGACAAGATTCTGCACCAGCGTGTAGACAGCATCAGTGCGGTAGAACCGTTGCGGCAGTATTATCGAAAAAGAATTGCGGCTGTGTTTCGTCATGCAACTTGTCATGTTGGCAGGTGAGCTTGGCGAGAAGTACGGCAAGCACCACGAGTATTACAACCTGCAGACGCCAGCAGATGCGATCAAGCTGCTGTGCATCAACTATCCAGCGTTGAAGCAGGAGCTGATGCAGGCGCACCATAACGGCGTTGGATACAAGGTGATTCAAGGTGGTGCGGCAATGGGATATGACGAGTTGCAGCTCCCGTTTGGCAGCAAGCCATTACTTGTGGTGCCTGTGATTTCTGGTGCTGGCGGTGGTGCTACTACGCAGATATTGATTGGTGTTGGCTTGGTTGCTGCATCGTTCTTGTTCCCTGGTGCAGGTTTGTTTGGCACTATTGGACTATCTGGCGGGATTTTGGGGGGTGGTGCTGCGATTGTTGGTGTTTCTTCAAGTGCTGTCCTCACTGCAGCAGCTATAGGAACTGCTGTCAGCGCAGTCGGCGCAAGCTTGATTCTTAGTGGCACTGCAAACCTGATTTCACCACAACCACAACTAGGCAATCTTGGTGCAAACAGGATTAGAGGCGAAGGCACAAACGTGCGTGGTCCTGGTCCTGACGGCGTTACGCGTGGTGCCATGGGTCATGAAAACTACGCGTTTACTGGGCCAGCTAACACTGTTGGAACGGGAGCGACAGTGCCTGTGATTTACGGTCGTGTTATTGCAGGCAGTCACTTGCTTGCTGCCAACCTTGTTGTTTCTGATGATTCAGACCCGCTCAAAACAACAACGCAAGCGCCAGGCTTGGGTACTTTTAAGATTAACGGCGAGAAGGTTACTCGCAAGCTAGAAAGCCATGGCGGATTAAAAGGTCGAAAAAAAATCAATGAGGTCAAAAGCTCTGACGCAAACGAGAAAAAAAGAATTTTGGTCAATAAGACGTTTGGTCCGACCAACAATCAAACTCTTGAGGAAGAACAGAAGATTACTGAAGTTGACGATTTGAAGTACATTAAGGACAAAAGAAAAAGCCTGGATATTTTGTTTAAGATAGAAAAAGGGTTGTTTGATTACGTTGCCGACAAGGGTTCAACTAAGATAGATGGCTTCATCAGATATAAGATCACTGCAACGCTAGAGGGCGGCAGTGGTGACGACGTAGATGTTGCGACTGCTGATGTGACCGTACAGGGTCTTTTCTATCAAAGCGATAAAATTGTTTATGGGCACAGGTTGCAAATGCCTAAAGTTTCCAACAAAAATAGAGTTGAGATCACAGTTGAAATCATTGACGTTGGAGTGCATGATGATGCAACGCTAACCCTGCACGCTTACGGTTACGACCTTTTGGACGGAGACGACTAACTCGCTATGGCTCTCAACTCTAAAACTACGCTAAAAATCATTGACGCCCTGTGCGAAGGCCCTATTGAGGGCTTGGTAGAGACAGGAGATCGTGAAAAGAAAAGCGTTTTTTTAAACGAAACAATAGTTACACGTAAACAGCTTACTGATAAAACTGTTCAATTCTTGACAAAAGAAGGAACAGGCACGCAAGGCACGTTTGAAACTGGGTCTACTTTTCAGGATCAGCAGACAACAATTGTTAACGTCAATCGGGAGATTGGGTCTAGCTATAGCGAAGAATTAACTGAGGACGGCACTAATCGAGTCAAGAGAGGAGGACGAAATTACGGCGAAGGTCAAGTGGTGCAGGCCATAACGGACGCTGACGTTGACTTTGTTGAGCTTGTATTTACTATCCCGAAGCTGTATTGCGTTGCCGTTGAGGGCTTGGCGCGGGGGCAGTTGTTTTTTGCTCAAATTAAGCTAGAGCTACACATTTGTGGTGCCGATGGTGTTTGGAATAAAGTGAATATAGAGGTTGAAAACCAAACAAAGAAAAACATAATCAAAGGCATTTGCACCTCTCCTTACCAGTTCAAAACGCAAGCTATTGATTTAACAAAAAAGAAATATGGCAAGGGACCTTACAAGATAAGAGTTCGCAAGGTTAAATTTGATGAGCCTGAGGATGCGTTTGAAATTTCATTTGAAGATTTTGAAGACGTTCCAAAGAGAACTCCTATAGCCAGCAAGCGTGCCGATCAAATCTTTTTAACTAGCATAATTGTCGGCAAAAAATTTGGCACGGCCTATCCGCATACGGCGCTTGTATCTTTAAGCCTAGACGCAGAAGAATACAGCACACTACCTGCAAGAGCGTATGACGTAAAGGGCCTCAAAGTACAAATACCATCTAACGCAACTGTTGCAAAAAGTGGCAGGTTGAAATTTGATAATGTGCCATTTGACGGCAGCTTGCAAGAAAATAGGGCTTGGACAACGTGCCCCGTTTGTTGCTTCTATGATCTGCTCACCAACAAGCGGTATGGTGCTGGTGACTTTATCAATGAATCAAACCTTAACTGGGTTGATCTAATTGAAATTGCCAAATACTGCAACGAACAGGTTGAGTATGTAGATGATCAGGGTGAAACAAAAAAAGAAGCACGATTTGCAATCAACACGGTTATTGGATCGCAGGCTGAAGCGTTTAGCGTCCTACAGGATATGGCAAGCGTCTTCCGTGGGATGCTGTTCTGGAAGTCAGACAACGTACAGATTGCTGCTGATCATGGAGAGCTGAATGACGGAGACGTTCCTGCAATTCATGTCTTTAGCAACTCAAACGTTGTCAACGGCAGTTTCTCGTACAGTGGATCGTCACTGAAAACACGCAGCACAAGGGTGCGTGTACGGTACAACGATCCTGACAACTTCCATAAGCCAAACTTTATCTGTATAGAAGACAGGGATCTGATCGATAAATATGGCGTACAGGAAAAAAGCGTTGTTGCGTTTGGCTGCACGTCTAAGTACCAAGCTCAACGCATGGGGCGTTGGATCATGCAGTCTGAAAAACTGCACGACGAAACTGTAACGTTCTCAGTTGGCCTTGAAGGCTTAAATGTCTTGCCTGGTCAAATGTTTGAGGTGTCAGATGAGATGCGTTTTGGCACGCGATTGGCTGGCCGCATCGTTGGCGTTAGTAACGACAGCACGCCTCCATTTGTCCGTATAGACCAAACAGCATCTTTGCCTTCTGGCACAAACAATAAGCTGACTGTTGTCATGAAGGATGGCACGATTGAGACAAGAGATATTGCAAGCGTAAGTGGCAATGAAGTAAGGCTTGCGTCTGCTTATACGCAGGTGCCGCCTGATGATGCGTTATATGCGATCAAAAACGATTCTGCCGTTCTGTCTAAATATCGTTGCCTTTCAGTGGCTGAGGGTGAAGAGGGAACGTATGCGGTTGTAGGCGTCAAGCATGTTGATGGGATTTACAGGGTTGTTGAGGAACGGGCTAACAAGCTGGATTCACCAAATCCGTTTTTCTATGGAGCGGAGCCAAGCACACCTACAGACATAAAAATTACGTTCCAGCAGATTGATGACGGGCGGAACACAACGAATCGAGCAACAGTTGCTTGGACGCGTGGCTTATCGGGTTCTGTTATTAGCTTCAAGGTTCGATATAAAGTTGGCGATGGCGGCAACTGGATTAACCAAAGTACAAATAACAACTCGATTGACATCAGCACAGGGCTTGTCCCTGGCAAGCAGTTGATCGTGCAGGTTAAGGCGATAGGGCCTGATCCTGATCGTAAAGAATCTGCTTATTCGACCGGAGTAATTAGGGAGATACCTGTTGGTGGAACGAGTGACGATACATCAGACCTGGCGCAAGTCACTTTGCCGCCTGATCCAGAAGACGTAACGATTGAGGCCATTGGTGTTGATCAAGTTGCATTGCGTTGGAGCGCAACAGCAAGCGGTCAAAAACTTGAGGCTTTTGTTGCAGTCATCAAGCATTCTTCAAAAACGGACGGCAGTGGTTCGTGGTCAAACAGCACTGTGCTTCGCAAAGTTGAGGCACGTACAACATCAGTTGTACTGCCTTTGCTTAACGGTGAATATCTGATCAAGTTTCAAAACGAGCAAAACCTGCGTAGTGCCAGTGCAGTCAGTGCATTGATCAACATTCCAGACGGGATACCTCGTCTTAACTATGAGGTAATTAGGGAAGACCAGCTTGCTAATGAGTTTGGCGGTGACAAAGCTGGTGTTTATTACAGCCAAGATTATGACGGCTTGATTCTTGACGGTGACGCATCGTTTGATGCTATCTCAAGTCTTGATGGCTTCACTGCAAACATCGACAGTCATTTTGGGACGCAGCTTGTTCGCGGCGAGTATTTCTTCCAGAAGACAGTAGATCTTGGCGACAAGTTCAGCGTGCGTATGCAGCGTGTGCTGGCAGCTAGGGGTCTTTACACAAGTGCATTGATTGATGATCGTTCTGAATTTATTGATACATGGTCTGACTTTGACGGTGACTTGCCTGACGATACAAACGTCGAGGTGTATTTCCGTAAAAACCTAGACGAAACAGCTAGCAGTATTAACCAAAACACAATCGCCGTGAGTGCATTGGTCGGGGACATTGTGCAAGAGGATGGCTCAAAAATTAAACAAGAAGATAATGCCAGCACGATTGAGCGCGAGTCAGTGCTGGAATTTGGGGAGTGGAGACCACTAGAAAACAACGCAGAGGCCGGACGCTTTTTCCAGTTCAAAGCAGTGCTGACAACAGATCATGTTGACCAGACGCCAATCGTGGATCAACTTGGCGTAACGTTGCAGCTTGAGCGCCGCTCAGAAAACAGCAAGACCTTCAGTTCTGCATCGCTGCGTGCGCTTAGGCAGTCAGGCTCTACAGACGTAGTGTTTGAAAATGCGTTTTATACAGATGCCGACACAGAGGTCACCGTTGGAATTACTGCCTTTGAGTTACAGAGCGGCGATTACTACAGGATCACCAACTTGACAGGAGCTGGATTTGACGTCGATTTCTACAACAGCAGCAACACTGTCATCGACAGGGATTTTCAGTACACTGCGATAGGATACGGAACACAGCAGTCCTAAGGCGTTGTTATGGCTCAAGCTGATGCTGAAGTTGCAAATGCCAGTGGTGCAGCCGTAAGGCAAGACCTAAACAACCAACTGCTAGCAGTTTTTACGAACCATAGCGGTGCAACCGAGCCGTCTGACATTAAAAACCACCAGTGGTGGTACGACGAAACCAACAACATCCTCAAAATTAGAAACGACGCGAATAGCGGTTGGATAAACGTTATTGATTTCAATACAGGCGCAGAAGGCGCATTGCATGTGCCTCTTGGCACGGTCGAAACAGATGGCACGGTGTCAGCCACTGCAATTCGTCCAGCATCAGATGTTAACTCTGGTTTTTTCTTCCGTCAGGGTGATAGTGCCGGTACTGATGGTTATGGCTTTGGTTATGCCATGGCTGGCACGGAATATCTGACGGTTCAGGCAAACACAGCAGATGCAAGTACACCTGACCTTTGCTGGCTATCAACAGATGTAAGTATCACTGGAACGACCGCAGCCAATGCTGGCGTTCAATTTACGCAGTCAGGCCGAGTAGTTATACAAAAAGACGCAGGTTGGGTGCTTGGTTTAAATCGAACAACTGACGCTGGCGACATCATGTTGTTCAGCCTCCAAGGAACTAACGAAGGCAGTATTTCTGTTAGTGCATCCGGCACCTCTTACAACACATCGTCTGATCACAGGCTTAAAGAAAACGTTGTTGCACTTTCAGGTGCAAAAGCTCGTCTACAGCAGTTGGCTGTTAAACGATTCAATTTTATTGCTGACCCGGACACAACCGTTGATGGTTTTCTTGCTCATGAAGCGCAAGCCGTTGTGCCGGAAGCTGTCACAGGGACGCACGATGAAGTTGATGCAGATGGAAACCCTGTCTACCAAGGCATTGACCAAGCCAAGTTAGTGCCATTGCTGACGGCGGCATTGCAGGAAGCTTTTACTGAAATCGCTGCTTTAACAGCTCGTGTTGAAACCCTGGAGGCAGGCTGATGGCTGATAAAAAAATTTCAGATCTTACCGAGTTAGCAGATCCAGCGAACAACGACTTGTTTGTTGTTGTTGATGACAGTGAAACAGACAATGCCGACAAGACTAAAAAGTTAAAGTTTGAGAGGCTGCACAAGTCTGTTGGTGATGGAACGGCGGCGTCACCATCAATCAGCTTTTTGAGCGATGCCGGTGTCGATGGTTTTTTCAAACCTGCTGCGTCTGAAGTTGCGGTTGCTGTCAATGGAACGTATAGCAGCAAGTTCACAGCAGCTGGATTCCAGGTAGGCACTGGAACGGCAGCAGCACAGCTGCACCTGTTCAGCACTGATACGACCGATCAAGTCATCATCGAGAACACTGATGCTGGTTTAGATACAGCGCCTGACGTGGTGTTGTATCGCAACTCAGCTTCGCCTGCTGCTGATGATTTTCTTGGCAACCTTGAGTTCAGAGGCAAAAACGATGCAGCTGAAACCATTGCCTACGGCCAAGTCTTTACGAAAATCGCTGACGCAACTGATGGCAGCGAAGATGGCACGCTCCAGCTAATCACGATTGCTGCTGGCACCTCAGCCGCTCGTGTAACAGTAAAAAGCGACAAAGTTGGAATCAACGAAGCTGACCCACAGCATCCGCTTCACATTACGGAATCGGTTGCAAACACTGGGTTGTTTATCGAGTCAGCTGAAGCTGTTGCCGTAAGTGCTGCTGACATCACGCTGTATCACCACAGAGGTAGCAGCGTTTCTGGTCAAGACGCTGATGTTCTGAGCACCATCAGATTCCAAGGCAATAACGACGCTTCGACGCCTGAGCAGATTTTGTTTGGTGCGGTAGAAGCCAGCATTGTTGACGCCAGTGACACGACTGAAGACGGCAAGCTTGATTTCAAGGTGCAGTCTGCTGGCACATTGACGAGCATGGCTGCGATTACAGCGGCAAACGTCACGCTTGGCAGTCGTCCAATTTTGCCAACGCATACACCTGCATCAGCTACCGCCACTGGCACAGCAGGTGAGGTGGCATGGGATGCAGATTACATCTACATCTGTACTGCCACTGATACCTGGAAACGGGTTGCCATTTCAACGTGGTCGTGATGGCGGTAGCATTAGTTGGAGGTTGAGGAGTCATGGCAAACGCAAAGATTACTGATCTGATTGAGCTAACAGCAGTTCAGGGATCTGACGTTTTGCCGATTGTTGACACGCTCAACGATCAGACCAAGAAAGTCACCGTGACCAATCTGGTTGCAACTGGTCTGGGTACAGGAGTTATTACAACTGACAAGATTGCTGACGATGCGGTTACGGCAGCAAAACTTGAGGATACAACAGTCACGGCAGGGAGTTATACGATTGCCGATATTACTGTTGATGCACAAGGTCGTTTAACAGCCGCGTCAAATGGAACAATTACGCTGGCTGATGGATCAGTCACTTACGCCAAGATTCAAGATGTCAGCGCAACTGACAAGTTGCTTGGCCGCAGCTCTTCTGGTGCGGGTGATGTAGAGGAAATTACATGCACTGCTGCAGGCCGTGCATTACTTGATGATGCAGATGCTGCTGCGCAACGGACGACACTTGGTCTAGCAATTGGCGTTGACGTACAGGCTTTTGATGCTGATACCGCCAAGACAGATACGACACAAACATTTAGTGCTGCACAGACGTTTACAGCTCAGTCAGTGCATAACGGTGGTTTAACTGTTGATGGCCCTTATGAGCAGACGGTTGAAGCTGTTTCAGCGCTCGACATCGATCTAAGTACCGGCAACTACTTTACGAAGACAATTAACGCCAACTCGACGTTCACCTTTAGCAACCCTCCGTCATCTGGAACAGTTGGCAGTTTTACGCTTGAACTGACCCATACGTCTGGGACGGTAACTTGGCCTACATCAGTTAAATTTCCAGCAGACACAGCACCAACACTTACAACAGGTAAAACCCATTTGTTTGTGTTTGTCACTGACGATGGCGGTACGCGCTATCGCGGTGCAGCTCTTGCCGACTACGTGAACTAAGTCCAATGGCTATTCAGCTTAAGCGCAGCAGTACAGCTCACAAGCGTCCGACGCCATCAGCGATGTCGGCTGGTGAAGTGCTGGTCAACAACAATGCAGCATCACCTGGTCTGTTTTTTAAAGGCAGTGATGGTGCTCTGGTTAAAGCTGGTCCTGTTCATATTGGTAGCAGTGCTCCGAACTCGTCTCCTGCTGGTCAATCTGGCGTTCAAAAAGGTGAGCAATGGCTTGATACGAGTGTCACGCCAAACAAGCTGAAGGTCTATGACGGCACGCAATGGGTTTCGACAACGCCCACGGTGTCAGAAGGTGGTCAAGGTGCAATTCTGCAAAACCTGCAAACTATTGATGCTGATGTAACTTTGACGAGTTCGTATAATGGCTTTAGTGTTGGACCGGTTGCGGTGGACACTGGCGTCACAGTTACTGTTTCAGCCGGGTCTACCTGGCACATCATTTAAGCCATGTCCTACGGAACAGTCAAAGTCAATCAGATCACGACCAGCACCAAGACGGTAACGGTCGATAATCTTGTTGACTCTTCAGCTGCTACGACGTACACCGCGTTGCAGACGTTGAACGCAGGGCTTGCGGTAGACGGACCATATAAGCAAGTCGCAGAAGCAGTTTCTGCGTTGGACATTGATTTGAGCACTGGTAACTACTTCACCAAAACGATCAACGGTAACTCAACGTTTACGTTTAGCAATCCGCCTTCGTCTGGAACGGTGGGCAGCTTTACATTGGAGTTGACGCATACGTCTGGAACGGTGACGTGGCCGTCTTCAGTGAAGTTTCCTGCTGATACCGCACCAACGTTGACGACCGGTAAAACTCATTTATTTGTGTTTGTGACCGATGATGGCGGCAGCCGTTATCGCGGCGCTGCACTTGCTGATTACGTTAACTGAGGAACAACATGGATCCGATCACACAACAAGTTGTCCTTGCCACTGCTGGAGCGGCGGCTGCTGGTGAAGCGACTTATGTCGATGACGTGTTTAGCACGTTTTTGTATGACGGAACTGGCAGTACTCAGTCAATCAGTAATGGGATTGATCTAAGCGGTGAAGGTGGGATGGTATGGGTTAAATGTAGAAGTGATGCTGCAGACCATCGACTAATAGATACTGAACGTGGCGCTAACAACATTCTTACACCTAACACTGCTAGTGCTAATTTTAATAATTCTACTATTTTTTCCTCTTTTAATAGTGATGGTTTTAGCGTAGCCACCGATGCTGCAACCAATGGGTCTGGCCGCGATTACGCCTCCTGGACCTTTCGCAAAGCGCCGGGGTTCTTTGATGTTGTTACTTATTCAGGCAATGGTTCTACACAGACAATTTCTCACAATCTTGGCAGTGTCCCTGGTTGCATAATTGTTAAATGTACAAATATAAGTAGAGACTGGGCTGTTTATCATCGTTCTAAGGGCAATAGCTCAGCCTTAAAACTAAACGATAATAGTGCTTCTAGATCTTTCAACGGTTGGGGAAATACAACACCAACTGCCACTGAATTTTATCTTGGTGTAGATAGCGACGTAAATAACTCTGCTGGTACATATGTTGCCTACCTTTTTGCCCACGACGATCAATCGTTTGGAACGAATAGCGACGAGGCGATTATTAAGTGTGGGAGTTATACGGGCAGTGGAAGTTCCGAGACTACGGTTGATCTTGGATTTGAGCCTCAATGGGTAATGATAAAACGAACAACTAATGGTACTGTTGATTGGGTTGTGTACGACAATATGCGTGGCGTACCTATTGGAACTGGAGATAAACAGTTGGTTCCTAATACAACTGCAGCAGAAACAGATGAAAACAGAATTAGTTTTTACTCGCAAGGATTTAAGTTGCAAAATGATGCCGCACCGACAAATAGTTCCGGGATAACTTACATCTACATGGCAATCCGCCGTCCGCATAAGCCGCCGACTGCTGCTACGGAGGTGTTTAACGCTGTTCAAACGACTTCGCAGCCGTTTAGCGTCGGCTTCCCGACTGACTTGAACATTAACTCTCAGACGGTTTCGGCTGGCCCTAAGTATTGGGTTCCGAGGCTAACTAACGGTTATATGAATTCCACTGCTACCAGCGGTGAATCAGCAGGAAGTACGTATTTTAAGTTTGACCTACAAGATAGCTTTAGCACGGGCACTTTCTGGGGTAGTAGTCAGAGTATTAACTGGCAGTTCCGCCGCGCCCCAGGCTTTTTCGACGTGGTGGTTTATACAGGGACGGGTTCTATAAGAACAGTAGATCATAATCTCGGAGCAGTTCCAGAACTTATAATTGTTAAAAACAGAGATAGAAATTCTAGTTGGTTCGTGCAAGATGGAATTAACGGAGCAACAAATTACCTGCAGACAAATAACGCAAATGGTACTTTACAAAGTAGTGCTATTTGGAATGATACAGAGCCAACAAGCTCTGTATTCACAGTTTATGGAAATGGTGTCAATTATAGTGGCGACACTTTCATGGCCTATCTTTTCGCCAGCCTCGATGGCATAAGTAAAGTCGGCAGTTACTCAGGTACGGGCAGCAACATTAACGTTGACTGCGGCTTCACAGCAGGTGCTCGATTTGTATTGATTAAACAAAGCGAACCGGCAGGCACTGGCAGCTCAGGCGATTGGTACGTGTGGGATTCAACCCGCGGCATTGTCAGCGGCAACGATCCTTATCTGCTGTTGAATACGACTGCTGCTCAAACCACCAACACTGACTACATTGATCCATTAAACG